GGCGATCGTGACGTTGCCCGTGAAGGAGGGGCTTGCGAGGTTCGCCTTGCCGGTGATGTCAGCCGCGACGAGGAACGAGGACGGGTTACCCGAGAGCGGGTAGTACAGGCCGTTGGCGACCGTGGTCGTCGAGTAGTCCGCAGCCGTGGCGACCGCCATCGTGCCCAAGCCCAAGTTTGTCCGAGACACGGCGGTGTCTGCCAGACCGCTCAGGTTGTCCGCCTTGAGCAGGAAGCCAGATGAGCCAGGGTAGGCCACCGTCTGCGTGCTGGAGTTCGGGAACGTCAGGCCAGCGGGCGTCACCGACATCGTGCCGACAGCGTTCTGAACCTGTAGGCCGCCGTATTGCAGGCTGGAGTTTTCGGACGGGTTTGCCGAGAGCTGCACGCCGAAGGCATCGCCAGCGAAGGTGGAGGACGTCGTGGCCGTGGACGCGTCGATCGTGGAGTTGACGGTGAGCACACCGCCCGAGAGTTCTAGCTTGGCGTTCAGCGCCGTGGCTAGGTCGGTCTGCGAGGTGAGCGTGCCGGTGATGCCACCCCAGGCGACTCCAGCCGAGTCCGTGCCGTTGACCCAGAGCGATTGAGCGGAGTCGTATTTGAGAACCTGACCGTTCGTCGGACTGGTGATCTTTACGTCATGGAGCTCCGGGAGCTCGTAACCATTCTGCACGGCGACAAGGATGACGCCCTGAGTCGGGTGAGCGCGGACGCAGATGCCGACGTAGACGAGGTGCTGGGGAGCGGAGGGCTTAGTGGTCGTGTAGGCTCCCGCAACAGTCGGGGAGAGGTAGAGCTGGACGCCTTCCGTCAGGGCGGAGGTGTCGACGTTCTCGAGTTCACCGCGCACGATGACGAAGCCGAAGCCGTTGTTCGCGATGGCGGCCTTAGTGAAGCCGAAGGTCTGGGCTGAGTTCGCGTCGTTGTTCGCCTGGGCGCGCGTGATCGTCGGGCGGTTACCCGTGGCGCCGTTGATGTAGACAATCGAGGCGGCAGGGATCGTCGAGCCGGTCTGGTTGCGGACGTAGACCTCGAGGTTGCGGGCGTTGGCCGTGCCCGACAGGAGTTCCTGCTGGACGAAGGCGGTCGTCGCGAGGGAGGTGTCGTTATCGCCGAGGGCGGCGGTAGGGCCACGAGGGTCGCCCGTGAAAAGTGGGCTGGCGAGCGGAGCGTAGCCGGAAAGGGCAGCCGAAGTGATGAAGCCGCTCGGGTTGGACGTGCTATACTTTCCGTCGAGCGCCGTCTGCAGGTCGGTCTGTGCCGAGAGGGTGCCAGCGATACCGCCCCACGTGGAGCCAGGGCCTGCGGGTCCGGGTGGGCCCTGAATCCCTTGAATCCCTTGTTCGCCCTGCGGTCCGGGCACTCCGACAGAGCCCGAGAGGGTGCCTGGGACGGCGCCGACGATAGACCCCGAGATGGAGCCGAAGGTGCTTTCAGTAGCGGTGATGGTTCCGAAGGGCATGGCTTAGGCGGTGATGGTCTGCTCGACGATCACGCGGAAGAGTTCCGAGTGGGACGTGCCAGATGGGAAGACGAACTTGATGTCCCAGGCATACTGCCCGATTTCCCAGTCGGAGGTCGAGCCCGGGTAGGTGCAGGTGAACGACAGGCCGTCTCCGGCCTTGGTCACCGTCAGCTCATACTCCGTTCCGCAGCGGTCGCGGAGGGTCGAGGACAGGGTCGTGGCCAGCAGGTTCGCGGGGCCAGTCGCACCCGGCGTCCAGGCGAAGGTGCAGGCGAAAGTGTTACCCTGCTGGAAATACGCCGTGTTCGACATAGGTATACCTATTGTGCCCCTTTTCGGGTTTTATCCGTCAGAAGGGGGTAAGTTTGCCGATTGCCGTGATCTCAGTCCCGCCTGGGGGGGTTGCCCCGAGGTACTGTCCGCCAGAGGTTGGGCTGTGGGCGTCGGCGTTAATTGTGTATGTGCCAATATCCGTGTCTAGGTCTTCACCAATCAGCTGAAGGAAGTCATGATTGTCGACTGTCGTATAAGGCATGGTAACAATTCCCAAGCCCCAGGAGGTGGCGTAGTTACCCGTGTCTGGATTGTATTCGCCGGCAATCCAGTAATAGGGAAGCAACGGAGGTGCAGCTGGACCGGACGAATTGTAAGGACGCTGCCGAAACAGAGATCCGCTTTCCCATTTGAAGAACTTGGTCGGGCTGGAGGATGTCGGCCACGCCCGAGCAAAACGGCTATAGGTTGCCCCGTGGAGAAAACCGTTAAGCACAAGCGGAGAACGCATGGAACCCCAGGTGCACGGTGGAACCGTGGCAGGGCTTCCCGTCATCGGCCCTCCAATTCGGATAGCCATCAGACTCCAGCCCAGTAGTAACGGGCGGTTTCGTCGCCAATCTTAAGACGCTCAGCCCACAGCGAACCGGTGACGAACTGGGTGACGGTGGCGCCGTTGACGGTGGCGATACGGATATAGCACTCGGCGTCCGTGTCGGGCGGCAGCGGGGTTCCGATGTCCCACTCGAAGCCAGAGGTGGCCGGGAATACGCCAGCCGCGTAAGGCACCTTGACCCAGACTTCGTACTCGTCCGTCGAGACGGTGATCGTGCTGGCGATGTTGCCAGGGGTGACGTTGTTGACCGTGCCCGAGACGATGGAGTAGGTTGACAGGCCTTCGGCCTCTCCCTCGAAGATGACCTTGAAGGGGTGCGTGGAGTCGGGCTCGTCGGTGCATCCGGCCACCTTGGTATAGTCTGGGTTTGTTCCTGCGATGTCGTTGATGATTTGGATACCATCGAAGATGACGTCCCCAGAAAAGTCTGTGCAGCCGATCACATCCTCGCGGTTGATAATGTCCTTCCATTCGGGGTCTCCGTCCTTGTTCAAATTGTATGGGTCTACGGCTTCGGTCACGTCCGCCTCGTTCATCAGTTGGGTCATTCCGAACTGCATAGGGGTCGTAAGGTCGATTGACCCGGTATGGTACTGAGTGATTTTGAAGTCCCACTCGTAGGCCGTCACGCCTTCCGTGTTGATGGTCAAAGGAGGAACGGCGATGCCCTGCAGCTGATTGACGAAGGAAACGTAGTACGTGTTGTCGGAATACTTGGAGACCTCCACGTTGCCCAACATCGTGAAGGGGGTCTCGATGTCAGGGATTAAGAACGCCACGATGGACTCGAGGCAGGCTTTCAGCGTCAACTCGTTGGAGTAGACCGGCACGGTTGCGCTGTAGAAGTTGGTGACAGGGAATGGGACGGTGGAGGTGAACAGGCCACAGGTAATCGTGACCGCTCCGCCCGAGGCTACGCCAGAGAAGTTCACCGATTGGATCATGTTCTGGAGCAAAGGGACGGCAGGACGGACGATGCTGGCGGACGCGGTGAAACTGTTGGACACTACGCCTACGGTGGCGATGGTCTTGAGGTTGTAGCCAATCTTACGGGGATTGAACCACGTTGTGTGGCAGTGGCCCCAGTCGCCTGGCAGTTCCGTCGCGGCGGCGGTGTATCCTTCCATCTTCTGCACGTTCATCGTGTTCTCGTAGATCGACGGCCCGGTGGCCTTCTCAATCTTTGCCTTGTCGGTAGCGTTGTCCGACATGATGAGCGCCAGCGTAGGGATGCCTGTGTTTACAATATCGCTGTCCTGAAATGGAGGCACGTTGATGTCCACGTCCCACTTGAAAGCGTAGATTCCAAATGGCTCAGAGGCATCGGCCAGACGGTATCCTCCACCCTCTTCGGTCCACCAATCAACGGAATAGGACGGGTCGGTGCCAGGGTTGCCGCCTGGGTAAATGTTTCCAGTCTCCCTCATGCCATCAGGACAGATTTGAATCTTGGACGCTTGGCCCTGGTTGATGCGCGTGAAAGCCCCGTTGTAGATAATGGGCATATTGCTCTGACTGAAACCGATGGAACCGCAGGCCATCTGCAGGAACCGCTCGCCGTTGACCGACACGATACGGCACTGGAACGGAGCAGGGCGGATGACCGCCATAGGGGCGTTCACCAACTGCTCAGGAATGTTCGGAACATTGGGGAACTCAAAGCCTAAGTATAAGCCACCATCAGCAGGTGGCGTCCACGGCTTTTCGATGTTCAGGTTGAATCCGCTCGACGATGCGGAGAAGGTATATCCGTCGCCAGGCTGGAGTGTTTCCATGGTTCAGATCAGACTGCTGTCACGGTAGACCTTATCGCTCCAGCCTTGCACGCTATAACGCACTTCATAGTTCACCTTGTAGAGCAGGCCGTAGTCCTCGATGTTTACCTGAGACAACAGCAGCTGGTTGTATTCGCCGTTCACAGCGCTAGAAGTCCAATCGTCTCCTGCATATTCGGGGACAATCATTGGCAGGACGCCGAACCAGTCATTGTCGCTGGAGGTCGTTCCGAGGTAGGAAAGCATATTTGTGACTTCACTTTCCTCGCTTGTATAGAAATGTCCGGAGAAGGAAGACTGCGGTGCAAGGTAGTTCGTCTTGCCGTACAGGTGCTTGAAGTTCGAGTTTACAAAGCCGATAAAGCGACCGCCGTTTTGGTCCTCAAAACAGGCGCCGTTCTCGCCGATATAAGACTGCTTCTTGTTTACCTTGATGATGGTGCTTCCAGTGATGATATTGATGTAATCAGAGGGGTTCTTGATTTCCACCAAAGGACCAAGCGGGGACTGGGTGTAGCTTCGGCCGGCAATCACGCCGTCGTAGCCATCACCACCTGCGTCAAAGAAGTTAGTGTTGGTCGTGATGTTCTCCGAGGTCAGTCCGTTGGAGGTCGACACCTGCGGGTTTGTGTAAAGCCCTTCGTTGATGGTCGGGTCGATGCCGATGTAGTCGACTGTGATCGTGGCGATTCCCAGGTTGTCGTAGGTCACGCCGAACTTGTGCGCGGCTAGGGCTCCGCTGGGTCCGATGGGACAGGTCGAGCCTCGGTTGCCGACCGACAGATCGTTGTCCGAGTTAGCCTTCCAGACGACCGTGGCCGTGAGCAGGCCGTAGCCGTCGTTGCTCAGCTTGCTACCCGGCTGTTGAACCGGGGTTGCTAGTTCGTCTCCTTTATCGATACGTGCCATAAAGATTTATCGTTTGCCGCGCAGTAAGGCGGCGCGAGAGGGAGCAGCTACAGAAGCAGGGGCGGTCATCCAGCCATCGGCGGGGGAGAAGCCTGCGTTAGCCATGCGCTCGAGCAGGGCGGTCTGCTTGCGCTGCTCTTCAAGCTGAGCGCTCATCGCTTCCATGACCGGGTTGGCGCCTACGCCTACCACGTTGGAAAAGCCCTCGGGTCCCTTGAAAGAGGTCGGCTTGGAGTCGAGTTCTTTCTGCTTGGCAATCTGCATCTCGGCGGCTTCCTTCTGCTTGGCGGCGGCGTCCTGTGCCTTGGCTTCCGGGGAGTCTGCCATTCGGGCCTGAGCACGACGCTCGAGGACATCCTGCATATCCTTGTCTTTGCTAATATCGCTAAGACCAAAGTAAAAAAGGGCGCCCTTGATGTCTCGCTTGAAGGCTTCCATGCCGCCCATCTTGGCGCCTTCGGCTTCGTATTGGGCAATAGCCGCGTCGGCCTCTCCGCCGAAACCTAGAATACCACCTTCTTTGGCTTGCTCTTCAGCTAGGGCTTCGGCTGCCAGCTTGGCGTTCTTGCGGTCAAGGGCGTCTTGTCTGCGGGCGGCGACTTCCCGGGCGGAGGCGGTGGTGCCTGCCCGCATATACTTGTTCTCGCCCTTCTCGGCGTCGGCCAGAGCGTCACGCACGTCAGCCCTCGATTTCTCGATGGCGGACGAGATCATGTTGATGGCCTGATTCAGGATGACCATCGGCGCCGCGAAGGAGAGGAACAAGTCCTTGCCGAAGTTCTTAAACTTCGACTCAATACCCTGCATATTCTTCTCCAGGGCGGAGACGGACTGCTTGACGCGATCTGTGACCTTCTCGGCGTTAGTGTCGCCGTTGATGCTAAATTGGATGACGTTGCTCATTTTTGTTTGTCCATTTCGTCCATGAGTTTCTCTTCCTCGGTGGTCAGGACTTTCAGCTCGGCACCCTTGATGACGGCGAAGGCCGAGTTCATCCAGATGGCTTGGGACTCAGGCATGGTCCATGCCCGGGTCTCGGGGATGCCGTTGGCCACTAAATTGGCTACTACTGATAATACCCAGGGGATGCCGGTGGCGTCACCGTTTCGGCTGCGCTTCTCCCAGAACTTGGGCCAAGCCTCGACCAGAACAATCTGAGCGAACCGTTCAATCTGTTCGGCGAAGTAGTCCTGATTGTTGGCCATCTTGCCGACATACCAGGAGTCAAGGAACGAAGCCTTGCCGACAGGCTCTCCGGCACAGATCTTGACGGCCACCAGAAGGTCGACCGGGCGGATGCCAGCATCGGAGCGTAGAAGGGGGCTGTCAGCCGCTTCCAGTTGGACGCGGTGAATCAGTGAGAAGGGCGACACTCGACGCCCAAGAATCTTAACCTGGTCCGAGGGGTCGGTGAACGCCGATAGGAATCGGCGGTCCACGATTATGCGGGGGCTTCTACGCCTTCGTATCCGACGGCGGTGACAGAAACTGCAGAGTATCCGCGATTGCTTCCCTTGTCCGAGATTTTCGTGACCCAGCCAGTAAAAGAGGTCGTTTCAGCGCCGCTCGTGTAGGACGATTTCGTGTTCACGGTCACTTGAAACTCATCGCCAAGGACAGGCATAGTGTCCGTTTTTGCGATGAGCTCGACGGTGATCTGCGTCCGTCGGTCGTCGCCGCGCCAAGCAACGGTCAAACCTTCTTCGTTGACGATGGTGGCCTCGGCGGTGAACTCGCCGTCATTGGTGTAACTTTGCACCACGGCGTTGTCGACGAGGGTGGCTCCGACGCCATAGATGGCAGTAATTCCCTGAACGATTGCGGCACACATGGTATACCTATTGTCGGGTAGTTCGGGTTACTGAGGGTTCACGACCACCAGCACGTCATAGGAGAAGACCGAAGCCCAGGAGCGTTCGTTGACCCCCTCGTCCTCGGCGGTAGGGGTGATGTCGTAGCAGAGGGCATCCCCGCTGGCCATAAAGCCCGCCTTGATTAGGTGCAAGTTCTGCATGGCTCCGGCGATGGCGGCGCAGCGCTCGCGGTGCTGGCTTAGGGTCGTGTCGTCGGCGGAGTCGAAGACGGTCACCCGGACCCCGCAGTTGTAGTTGCCGAGGCCGTCAGGGAAGTCGTTCGGCAGCCGGGCGGAGTCGCAGAGGACCACGCATTTGGGGAGCGTGGCGGTCTCAGCTGAGTCCCCGGTATAGAACGTGACGCCCGCCAGTTCTGGCTGGCTGTCGAGGTAGGAAGCCAGGACGGCTTCCACGATGTGTCGTGCGGATTTGTAGCCCATAAAGTTATTTGGATTTCTTGCGGTTTGCCCGTTCGATGGCGTCCCGAATCCGAGCCTGCACCGTGGCGTTGATTTGGCGAACGCGATTTCCGTAGACGATGTTCTCGGTGTTTGCGTCCTTGGCCACGTTGTTGATGTTCCCGATCAGGTTCTGGATGGTCATCGAGACGCGGCTCTTGGTGACCGATTGGCTGAAGACACCCGTGCCAGAGCGGATGTTTGAATCCACCCAGGGCGCGTTGTAGACGCCGAAGTTGCGCTCGACTCCCTTCTTGTTCACAGGCTTGGGAATCTGCCGGAGGTTAAACGCCCACCCGGCCTTGACGCGGCCGACCTTCTGCTGTCGGTCGAGGATGTAGGCATTGAGGGCGGCGGTCGATTCGATGTAATACTGAGGGCCTCCGATGGGCTGGTTGCGCTTCCATCTTCCGTTCACGGCGTTCTTGTATTTGTCGTGGATGGGACGCGGGTCCGGGGCGAGGCCGGCCACAGGTCGATAGGTGCCACGGATGTTGGCCTTGCTCAGGTAGTTGCTGGCCTTCTGGAACGCCCGGTGGTGGTCGGTGTCCTGCATGATCTTGCGGAGGACAGGGGACAGGCCGCGAACCTTGCCAGCGGTCTGGCTGGTGTAGACGTCCAGCCACTCAGCGCCGAAGCCGCCCTCAGCCCCTCGGCCAAGTTTCACCGCGTTGACGATCTGCCGGAGAAAGACGGACTTGCCCTTCACCGGGGCGTCCTGGGGAATGAAGATGCGTTTGACGTCGTTGCCTAGCTTGTTGGCACCGGCACGGCGCGCAGAGTCTAGCAGGCCACGGCCTCCGCCCTTGGGCATGGGGGGCGTAAAGGTCATGGCGTCCCGGCACATCAGGCGCATCTGCTCCCGCCCGATCTGCTCGAGGTCACCGCCGACCTGCTTGGCGAACTGGTCCAAGGCCATGGTGAAGTCCAACAGGGACTTCGGGTCGATGGCTGGGTTGCCCTTGGCCATTACTGGTTGTCGTCGATGCACTCCAGCTCGATGACGGCGCTGGCCTGCTTGTAAGCCTGACCCTTGACCCGGAGGACCTGCCCGTTGACCGTCAGTTTCTTACCTTCGGCTAGGGAGGCCATAGGGACGCCCGAGACGATGGTGGCGACCTGACCCCCAACCCGGCCATCAGAAGCCGTCCAAGGGGCCGTAGCGGCGGCGAAACGCACCGTCCACATCTTCTGGTCGACGAAGCCCCCCGCGTCGAACTTGGGGGTGTTCATGGGGCGGGACAGGGTAACCAGGAAGAGGTTGCCGTTGACGCTGGCCGGGACGCCTACGTCCGCCAACAGTCCTTGGAAGTCTGCGAGAAAGGTCTGGTAGATGCTCATGGGTTGGAAAGGGGGATACAAAAAAGCCCCCAT